TACATGGTGAATACGCTACAAAAGAAGCCAATGGCATCATCACAATGGGCTCACGAGCTTTAAGCGATAGCGATAGTTGGCATGTCTTGAATGGTTATGTAGGTAACCTACGAGGTTTACAAGCCTATGTCTTTAACAAAGATGAGGGCTTAATCATTAGCTATTACGCTAATTTGTAGAAGGGTCGTCAAGACCTTTTTTACTTGACAAAGTGCGACGAAAGTTGTATAATAAGGTATATATGAATAGGAGGAAATAGATATGTGGGCAATAGATAAAAGACCTAAGACCTTTGATGAGGTGATTGGGCAACAAGAAGCCATCAATACTTTGATGAAAACAAAAGATGAAGCAACAACATACATCCTCCATGGATCTTCTGGGGTGGGAAAAACTACGATCGCTCGTATCTTCGCAAATGAGCAAGATGCTGAGATTATTGAGATCAATGGAGCTGACAATAATGGTGTGGATTCAATTAGAGCTTTAGTCGATATGGCAATGTATGTACCAGCGTTCACAAGTAAACGAGCGTTCATTATTGACGAATGTCACTCTTTAACAAGTCAAGCATGGAATGCTTTGTTGAAGATCTTGGAGGAGGCACCTAAGACCACCTTGTGGTTGTTATGTACGACTGAGTATTCTAAGATTCCTTTGACGATTAAATCAAGATCCATCTCGATACGATTGAGGGATATCAACAAGTCTACAATGAAGAGCTATCTACAAAGCGTAGCACGCTCCCACACTTCATTTGAGGTCACTGGAGAGGTTTTAGATGCAATTGTGAGTAGAAGTGAGGGGCGTGTTCGAGAAGCTCTCACAACGCTTGAAACATATGTAACAACAGGGGTGTTAGATTATAAATTCGACACTTTAGATATCATACACTTCATTGAGCACCTCTTTAAAGGGGAGGCAATGAAGTTACAAAGTTACTTAGATGACTTGACAAATGAGGATGTTTATGCTATAATCAATTTCGTTAAGGACTATATGAAGTTCTTGATGATCTTCCCCCAAAGTGGGGGTATGAAGGCTGAAGAAGTTCTTGATAAGTACACAAGTATTTCATCGACCCACCTCAATGCTTTGCGAGATATGCAACAAGAGATATGGCAAGCTTGCCCCTACGATGGGGAGCCAATGCCAACTACGGTTCGCTATCTCTATGAAGTCTATGATGTGATGATGAAACACTACAATGACTTTAGGGACTCAAGAAGTGCCTTCGAGATTGCTCTATACGCAATCATGGAGGGCACAAAAAATGGATGAGTTGATGACATACCTATACGCAGGGAATGCAACATTCTTTGTGAGGATGGATGAGTTCTCGACTTATCAAATCGTGAATGCGATTGCACAAAGTGATTTAGAGGAAGCTCGTTTTGCAAGAGCTTTGATTAAACGAGCTCAACGCAAAGAGCCTATGAATTTTGACATTGAAGCAAATCTGCTCTTCATGTCAATTATGGTAGAGAGGGGGAATCATGCTTAGTTTAGAGAGTGGAAAGAGTAGTGTCAACCAAGGCTATGCCATTCTATTAAGCGGGGAGGAGTTGAATGAGGTAAGACCTTTGTTCAAAGATGTACCTCATGTTGATCATGGAGATGAGTTGGAGTTTAGCAACCTTTTATTTGAGAATGTGTGCGACATCTTAATCGACTACCCCATCACATCCTTAAGTTCGAATTTAAAGAAGAAACTACAAGCGAGTAAGCCACCTTTAATGGTGCCTATGGCAAACCCAATCCCACCAAAATTCAAATTACAACCTCGAGACTACCAAATCGAAGCCATCAAATATGGTTTAGAAAAGAGTAAGTTCTTGCTCGGCGACTCAATGGGGATGGGGAAATCGAGTACGATGGTTTTTCTTTCCGAGATCCTTAAAGCTTACTATGGCTTCAAGCATGTGTTGATTATTTGTGGTATCAATGGTGCTAAATACAATTGGCACATGGTTGAGATTCCAAAGTTCTCGTATGAGAAATCGCACTTGATTGGAAGTCGTATCAACACCAAAGGCAAACTTGTCATAGGAAGTGTGCAAGAACGCATTGAAGATATTCAAAAAGAACATGACGAATTTTATTTAATTACGAATATAGAAACCCTACGCAACGAAGATGTTGTGGGGGCTTTACGCTATAAGATAGCTCAAGGTGAGATTGGCATGGTTATTATTGATGAGATCCATTTGGCGAGTGGTAGAACCTCCGCCCAAGGGAAAGCCATCCAACATCTTAAACCTAAGTTTAGAGTTGGCTTGACGGGTACACCTATTCACAATCGACCTATGGAGTTATACAATCTATTGGTTTGGTTAGGTGTTGAGCATCGCAACTTCAAGGAGTTTATGAATGAGTATGCATATGAAGTACCTGCCATGACCATGGTGAATAATCGTGTGGTGGAGTTCTTCAAGTATGTCTATAAAGATCTATCCATGCTCCATGATCGCTTAAAAGAGGTTATGTTAAGAAGAACCGAAGAGTTGCTTCATTTACCCACACCCGTCTTTAAAGATGAGTATGTTGAGCTTGACAAAGAGCAAATAAAAGCGTATAATAAAATCAAGGAGGAATTACTTAATGGTGAGAGTTATAAGTCAATCCTTTACTTTAAAGACATTGTAACCAATCCGGGGGTAGCCTTCATTAAGACACGACAAGTTGTCTCTTGCCCACACATCTTTGGCATTAAAAAAGATGCTAAGCTTGAACGCACCATTGAGATTGTCGATGAAGCGTTGAGCAATGGTAAGAGTGTCGTTATCTTCGCATGGTTTAACGAGACCATTGATCAATACAATCGTGTATTGTCACAACACTTCAATGAGGAGTATGACAATGCTATTTTGTGTGTGGATAAGAATACTAAAAACGCACAAGAGTTGATTGGTGAATTTCAAAACGCCACCACCCCTAAAGTGTTGATTGGTACGATCGGTAAATTAGGTACAGCCTTCACGATTACACGAGCTGACATTGTTATCTTTGTCGATAAGCATGTCATATGGTCGGATTACAAACAAGCCTACATGCGTGTATGGCGACAAGGGCAAACAAAGACGGTTGTTATCATTAACATCCTAGCTAAGGATACGGTGGATGAACGCCTAGAACAATTAAATGCGATTGGCAAAAGCCATAGCGACCAAGTAGTGGATGGTAAAGCATCCGATGAATATTTAGACCAACAATATGGTAGATTGGAGGATTTATTGTGATAACAGTGAAGCATGTTAATGGGAGATTGTTGAGTAAAAGTGTTGATGGAAATGCGTTATATCTTCGTATTTCTAAAGAGGGTGAATTGAAAACAAGTTCAATCCTAGTGAATGATGACATCATTCGTCGATACGCTATCAACAAATTGCAATTAGGGGATTTCGTTGAGATGGAATTAGATGAAACGGATACTTGTACTTTCCTAAAGCATCGAGATAAGATGATGTTTGCCGCAAAGTACTTATGATTGTAGCTCGAAAGGTTCCCATTCGCAATGGGTACATCTTGCAAGTGATGGAGGAATTGACCCACTCCAAGATCTTTATATTCGATTTGAAGTTGATTGAATATATAAGCGAGCATGTGGTGGTGGGGGATCGTATCCATATCGCTGACTTTACGATATGGGATGGCGGTGTTATAGGTAATACCATCATCCATAATGGTGTTTTATTACAAGCCACCGATCGAGATTGGTCGAATGAAGAGATGAATGATTGCTTCTATGCAATTGAAGAGTAGGACTATTGTGAAGACACAAGCAACTAAAGAAATCGAAGATCTATTGTTTAGATATGTAAGAGAAAAAAGTCGTGTTGACTTTATAGTAGGAGAGTTGGATATTGGTAGCAAGTGGGGCATAGTTGATGCCCTCCACGCCACCGTCAACAAGAATAAGATTACTTGGCGATGCTATGAGATCAAAGTAAGTAAGAAGGATTTTTATTCTAAGGCTAAGGTAACTTTTGTAGGTCACTTCAACTATTATGTGATGCCCATTGAGTTGTATGAACAAGTTAAGCAAGACATCCCCAAAGACATAGGGGTTGTAGTTAGTCATGAAGTAACTTATCGATATAACGGCAAGCAAATAGAAATGAAGGTAATTAAGAAACCTAAATTACTTCCTTTAAAAGTTCCTAGTGAACATTTATCTAGTCGTTTTATAACATCGTCGCATCGTGATTTGTATAAACTAATGAGGGAGGTAACGAATGGCACAAAATTCGATTATTGAATTACAAACAATAAACTATATTGTTAAGAATAAAGATTTAAGCATTCTCAAGAATGAGAACATTTCACCACTACACTTCTCGAACACTTACAAAGATATCATAAGTTATATCTTTGACCACGAGAAGAAGTATGGCAATGTACCGGATGAGAGTACGATGTTAAGTCATTTTGGGGATGAGTATACAATCCTCGAAGTGCAAGAGCGACCTCGCTATTTAGTGGATAAGCTCAAAGAGTTCTTAGCTTATGTTAAGTTTGCTAATGACTTTGCTAATATTAAAAAACAATTGGATGAGGGGGATATCCAAGGTGCCTTCGCCAACTTAAAAACAAGTGTAGAAGAGAACATGAAATCGTTTGGTGCCCAAGGTAACTTAGGTTTAGATATCATGAAAGACACTTCTCGTTTTGATGAGTATGAACAACGCTTAAGTGGTGACCAAGGTCAAGCCTACTCGTTGGGTTTCGATGCCTTGAATGATACCTTTGGAGGTTTGTTGAAGGATGATGTATTCCTTCTCTTTGCTCGTTTGTCACATGGTAAGTCATATATGATGACATACCTTGCACATGCCCTCCACCAACAAGGTTTAAATGTCTTATTCTACTCAGGGGAAATGGAAACCTCACAAGTTGGATATCGTTATGATAGTATTGATTCCCACTTCTCTAATCGAGCTTTACTCTTTGGTAAAGATTTTGATCGAGGTAAAAGTGTTGCTCAATATAAAAAGTATGTCGAAGAATTGAGGCATCGACCCAATTATTTCAATGTCATCACCCCCGATGATTTGGATGGTAGATTCTTAAATATGAACGATATTCACAAGTTTGTGGATGAACGAAAACCTGATGTTATCTTCATTGACCAATTAGCGTTGATGGAAGATGTTCGCTCCACTAAGAATACGCAAGAGCGTATCAAGTATGGTAATATCATGGCGGATCTTCGTGTGTTAGCAAACACAAAGAGGATCCCTGTGGTCATCGCCGCACAAGCAAATCGTATGTCAGCAACAAAAGACGAGGATGGGGAGTTCACAATCCCTGAAATGTCACATATTGCTGAATCGGATGCCGTTGGTCACCATTGTACACGAGCCATTGCTTTTTGTACGAATACCATCGATGAGAGTGGTAAGCAAATGATGAAAGTAGCGGTGCGAAAGAATCGACATGGTACAACCACTGAATTTAAGGTTGATGTTGACTTTGAGCATGGTATCTTTGAAGAGTTAAAGCATAAGCGTTTAAGAAGTGATGATCAACAAGAGGGGGTAGGGTTCTAATGGTAAACATTAAGGAAATTATTGATGTCTTGCAACGAGATTTGCAAAAGAATGGCATCCATTATCTAGCTAAAGTCAAGCGTGTCAATAATAACCTTATGGTCACTTGCCCTTATCATGGTGGTGGTAGAGAGCACTCCCCATCATGTGGCATTTTGCTCAAAGATCGTGGCACAAGTAGTAAAGTATATAAAGCCGGTACGGTGCATTGTTTCGCATGTGGGGAAACCCATACGCTTGAAGAGATGATCTCCCATGTTTATGGTAAGAATGATCGTGGGCATTATGGTCGAGAGTGGTTGTTGGAGCATTTCCAAATCCTCTCCACCGAGGAGATTGTATTTGATTTTGAATTCTCAATAGAGCCACTCAAGGTGAGTGAGGTAGAATACAAATCATTCAAACAATACCACCCCTACTATGCCTCAAGAGGTGTATCAAAGAAGATTGTTGAAGCGTTTGACTTAGGATTTGATGAGAGTACACGCTCCATAACCCTTCCCCTCTTTGATAAAGCTGGTAAGTGTATTATGGTTATTCGTAGAGCCTTAGATGAGCATGTTTATATGAACACAAGTGGTGCCAATAAAACAAGCTCACTCTTTGGTATTCAAGTGGTGTACAAATTATTACCCAAGTTAATTGATGAGCCTTATCTTTTTATCGTAGAAGGTCCGTTTGATGTTCTAAAGATGTGGCAACATGGGTATCCTGCCGTTGGCATTATGCAAGCGGATGTGAGCCAAACTCAAATCGCTTTGATTGAAAGAATGCCTTTCAATAATGTTGTTATCGCTACCGATAATGATGTTGCGGGGCGTGATGTTGTACCTAAACTCGCAAGTGCTTTAGGTAAAACAAAACATATCTATGTAATGAAATACCCAAGTGGTGTTAAGGATCCGGGAGAGATGACAAAAGAACAATTAAGAGAAATTCAAATCGTGGAGTACAAATATGGCAAAAAAGCCTAGAATACGCTCCAAGGTTGAGAAGGATTTTAATCGTCACACATGGTATCGTGGATATCGTGTGACCGCAAGTGGTGTTGTTTACAACAAACATGGTAAGATCATCAAGCCTAAATTCTTTTTCAAGGGTAAACGCATTGACTATGTATACATTGATATCTTTGAGAAGGGTGTTCGATCTCGAGTATCCTATCATCGCTTCGTGTACATGGCATGGCATAAGGATTTTGTCGATGACCCCAATATGGTCATAACTACAATAGGAAGAAGATTCGATTACAATATCTCCAATTTGGTATGCATACCAAGACAAGAGCATTTAAACAATGTTGCACAATCCATGCGACTTTATCAAGGAGATGAATTGAAAGAATTGATGGATACCTACCACATGGTTAAAGACTATATGACGATTGATGAATACGCACAAAGGGTAGGGATGAGTTCTCGCACCCTCGATAATTATATTAAAGAAGAAAAGGAGAGAAACAAATGTTAAGTATATTGGTAGTAGTTAGCTATGTTATGCTCTACTTTGCTTGGCTATGTGTGGTTGGCTATGTCTATTTTGAAGAAGAAAAGGAGAGAAATAAATGAGAAATTTATTAGTATTATTTGCCTATGTGATAATTTATATCGCATGGTTACTTATGGTTGGTTATTTAACAACACATTTTGGGGCGTGGGGGTTCTTAGGGGGTATCCTTTTGGCACCGCAATTGAATCACAAATGGAGCAATGATGTCGGAAGCAAGTAGCCTAGAGCTTTTGTTGGAGGAATATGGTAAGCTCATTTGGCATATCATACACTCCAACTTAAGACAAAGAAAGGTGCCCGTCGATCACGCCCAAGATATCTATCAAGAGGTGTGCATTCGCTTAATGAGCGAGATGGATAACTATGATGAGAGTATGGGATCCAAGAAGGCTTTCATCTCATCAATCGCTAAGACAACAAGCATGCGTTACTCTCGCAACTATTTTAGAAGCACCCCCATCGAATTGGATGAGGATAGGGCTGGTTATCTTTATAATGATGAGCGAATTATTAGAGAGTTCGTCGATCACTACCCCACAACAAAAACCAATCGTAGAATTATCTATCGAGCAATCGAAGGATATAAGCAACATGAACTTGCTAAAGAATTCAACATGTCGCAAAGTACGATCTCAAGGATCCTAGGTGAGTTCAAAGATTATCTTATTGATGAGTTAAAGTAGCTTGACAAAATTGAATGAATATTGTATACTAAGTTACAAGGAGGAAATAAAAAATGCCAAAAATTACAGTAGATGTGGATAATGTTATGGAAACAGTTTTCCCGGGTACAAGTGCCCCTGAAGATTTTATCCCACAAACCAAGACGACTTATTATGACGAGGCTGGCAATGAAGTTTTGCCACCCGAAAAGGAAGGTTGGATTGCTCGAGTCTCTTCAATGTCATTGTCGATTAAGGTTACACCTAAAATTGGTGATACCTACATATCGATTGAGCGTGCTTTGACAGTGGATCTAAACACCCATGACAAAAAGATCGTTCAAGAAGTATGGACTGATCTTCAAAAGCAAGTTGTTGGTGGAGTGTTTAATACGCTATCCATCGTATCTAAGCAAATAAGCGAAGTTAAGAAGGGTTAGTCATGGAACTAGGATACGCCATCACAATCCCCACATTCGTGCTATTGGATGCTAACTTAAGCCCTATGGAGCGATTGCTTTATGGTGTTTTGGTTGGCTACACAAATCAAGATGGCTATTGCTTAGAGACCAATGAGGTATTGGCTAGTCATATGCGAACACGAATTGATGGGGTACTAAAGCAAGCAAGTGTAGATGTAGTGGCTAAGATGCTCGTTAATTTGAGTGATCTAGGTCACATTCAAATGGAAGATTTTGAGGGCAATCGTGCGATTGTCGTTAATCTCCAAAAGCGTAAAGTAGAGATTAAGCTTAAGGCTAAACCAATTGTTAAGAAGAGTGTGGATGTTGATGAAATGGCTAAACGAGTACTTGAATACTTAAGCCAATCAAGCATCGTTAGAGGGTATCGCAAAGTGGCTTATAAGCCTACTGAAGCGAATCTAAAGAACATTCGAGGTCGCATCCAAGATTACTTTGGGGAAGATATTTATGAGCAATGTATTGGTGTTATCAATGTTAAATTCCAAGATCAATACTTCATTGACAATCCTAAGTATTTAAACCCTGAAACCTTGTTTAGACCAAGCAACTTTGAGCGTTATCTTAATGAAGCAATGCAAATTAAGGATGTACACAAGAAGATTGTGGTTAAGCATGGAATGGCTAACCCTCGAAGTGTTGAAAAAGAAGAAGTGGAGGTGGCTAAATTTTGATGTTGCCAGCATGCTTTCGATTTAGAGATGAAGAAGAGATTAAAAGCTATATGGGAACTTACGAGTATTACTCGTTAGTTGCCATGACTAAAGTAGCCAATCTACCCTTACGAGCATGGCAAAATCTAAGCCTAGGTGTTAGTAAGGAAGATGTAGATGCTTACAATAGTTGTAACGAGTACAAGAAAAATGTTGTTACTCGTGTCAATAATGGATTGGGCTTGTATATCTATGGGGGCGTAGGTAGTGGGAAAACTATTTGGGCTTACAAGATTGCAAGACAATACATGGAGATCATTGCGAGTACATGGGATGAGGATAAAGACCCAACCCCCGTATACTTTGCCAATGTACCTCGATTATTGGATGATTTGCGTGGAGCATTTAAAGATGATGCCCTCATGCGAAAGTTAGACAAGTTGATGATGGAATCCGACTTGGTTATCTTTGATGATTTAGGAGCTGAGAATGCAACCGAATGGGCAAAAGATAGACTCTATCAATATATAGACTATCGCTATGCTAATAACAAAGCATCGCTCTTCACATCCAACAAGCATTTAGATTCCATCGAAGAACGCATAGCAGACCGAATTAGAGGTACCTGCGAGCAAATTGAATTTAGGATGTCTAGCAAGCGTAAATATAGTACGCAAGGAGGAAAGTAATGACACAAAAAGTAGAACAAAAAGAGAGAGTGTTTAGTACATTGTACTTCACACAACAAGAGAAGAATGGTGTAAAGGTGGCGGGGAAATTCAAACCCCTCAAGATTCGTTTCTTATACCAAGATATTGAACAAATCCCAATGGGTCGAGTTCACTTATTCAATTACATGAGTGGTAAGTATACGAAGGTGTTGTGTTTGAAAGATGGCAAGAGTCGCAAGGAGTTGGAAACTACAAAGTGCCCAATGTGCGATGTCGATAAATTTGGCACACCATCCTCGAAGTTACATGCATTCGTGCAAGACTTGGAAGATGATGGCAAGTTGAAATTATTTGAAATGTCATGGACTTTGAGCAAACAAATCGATGCAATGGCTGAGCTAAAAGGTTTACCTTTGCACGATATGGTCTTCTACATTAGCAAACAAGGAAGTGGTAAGGAAACTACCTACACCCCAATGTTTGATGGCGTAGATAAGTTTGATGTAGCAAAATACATGAAGAGCCTAGGCTTGACTGATTACCCTCAATTGGTGGGTGCTCCTGCTGATCGTGCTCCTATCATGGCTTTGAGTGCAGAGCAAATGAGTGAGTTCATTGCTGGCAACTTCCCATGGTCGAGCAACGAAGGTGGAGATAATCCTAAGCGTAAGTTCACTTCGTTGAGCTCAACAGTCACCATTCACGGTGGGTCTAATCAAAATGAAGTAGCTCAAACCTTGAGTGATAATTCATTTGAAGAGGAAGAAGAAGTCGATGTAATCGAAGACATCGAAGAAGATACAAGCTCGAGTAAGTGGTTCTAGCATGAAAACTCAAGCTACACTCTTTGATGATTTGCTTATCGAGGTTGATCGCAACAGCGATAAGCTCCTCCTAGGCAAGGCTAAAGTGCCTTTAAAACCTGTCGTCAATCGTGGAGTAGCTGAGATATATGATGAGGTAGAGAGGGTTTTTGCACAAGTGAAAACCCTTCTTCCATATATAGAGAAGTACGAGCTAATCACGAGTATTGAACGACTACAAGAATACATGAATAAAGTCAAGGAGAATGGCGTTATTGCTATTGATACCGAGACTGATGGATTGAACCCAATAGATGACAAAATTGCTGGGGTATCTATCTACACAAAAGGTGAGAGCCCAGCTTATATACCATTTAGACATGAGTACTATGACTTTAACATGGATTATGAAGTCATGACTCATTTATTAAAAGCGTTGAAGCGTGATGGAATTAAAATCCTCATGCATAATGCTAAGTTTGATATACGAGTATTGTATAATAGTTTTGGGGTTAAAGTGGAAGCTCACTTTGATACCATGATCGCCGCACGCTTGCTCAACGAAAATGAGGATAGCAATAGCTTGAAGTCATTATGGGCTAAGTATGTATTAGGTAAGACAAAACAATTCTCTTATAGTGAATTGTTTGAGGGCATTAAGTATTCTATTTTCAATCCTGAAAAGGTTTATATCTATGCCGCAATTGATGCTTTGATGACTTACGAGTTGTGGGAATTTCAAAGAGACTTCTTTGACCCCACCAATCCAAAGTGCATTGAGCAAGATTTGGTGGATACATCAAGCTTATTCTACGATATTGAGATGAAAGTATTGCACATCGCAGCCGACATGGAAGAGCGTGGTGTTAATCTAGATATGCAATATGTAAAAGAGCTTAAAGAGAGGTATCAAAAGATCCTATACGATTTTGAAGATGAGACTATAAAAGGCTTGAAAATGCATCAATTGGTGTGGAAAGCTAATTTGACAAGTGCTCAATTGAGTAAGTTGAGTGACCCTATCAATATTGCAAGTCCACAACAAATGACTGCGATTATCTATGATGGGTTAGGATGTGTATTACCCCCCAAGTTGTTGAAGGGTGGGAAGGAAAGAAGTGCTGGCAAGGATGCCATTAAGTATCTTGCAACTGCTTATCCGCAATACGCTTCCATATGGGAGCCTTACGCAAACTACCAAAAGACGAAGACCGTTTTCTCTACATTTATTGTAGCGATTCCTGAACGAGTAAGCCCTACTACTGGAAAGTTGCATACAACATGGAATACGATTGGAACCGACACAGGTAGATTTAGTAGTCGAGATCCAAATTTCCAAAACGTGCCGAGTAAGAATAAGGATATTAGACCTATGTTTGTTCCTCATAGTGGGAATGTGTTCGTTGGAAGTGACTTTGGGGCACAAGAGCCGAGGATCTTAGCCTCCATATCCCAAGAGCCAATCTTGATGAATAACTTCGTCAAAGAGTTGGATGTATACTCAACGCTAGTTAGTAGTGCTTACAAGCTTCCCTATGACCAATGTACAAAAGATACACCAAGTGGTAAGATCTTGCGTAATAAAGGTAAGATATTGCTATTAGCTTTGTCTTATGGGATGCAAGCTAAGTCACTCTCCCAACAATTGGGGGTGTCGTTAGAGGAAGCTCAACAAGTATTCAACAACTTTAGAGATGAGTTGCATGTTGCCTTTGATTATGGAGATCGTGTTCGTAGACAATGTAAAGTTCATGGCTATGTTAAGACTTTGTGGGGGCGTAAGAGACGATTCCCCGCATACCAATTGCCTGAATATGAGGTAGTTGGCGAAGTTCCACCGCAAACCAAGAAAGAAATCATTAAGCGTATTCGTAATGCAAATTGGCAACAACGCTATGACTTGATGCGTGAGTTGGAAATGCGTTACTCTTGTGCTATCATTGACAATGGTAGGGAGATTAGAAAGCATGAGACTGAAATTGTAAACTCAATCATACAAGGCTCGGCGGCTGACATGGTGAAGGTGGCTCTCATTAATATCTTTGAAGATGATCTCATGAACAAGTGGGGAGCAAAACTTGTGTTCCAAGTACACGATTAACACAAAACTGGTCGTGTTTAAATTATGTGAACGTATGCAAAAACGGTGTGACATCAAATGATGTTGCTAACGGTTCAGAACTAGCAATAGTTTATGAGTAAGGAAACCTAAGTCTCTATTGAGAGATAAGGCAATACCGTGCCAAGTTTTACGAAAAAGGAGGATTATTATGGGAAAATTAAGAAATGAAAGTGAAGAACACTATCGACTACGAAAGAAATTTTATACAATGCGTAATAGATGTTATAGGGCTAATGCTAGTGACTATAAGCACTATGGTGGAAAAGGTATAAAAATATGTGATGAGTGGCTCAATGATATAAATGTATTTATAAGGTGGGGTGAAGAGAATGGATTTCAACTCGGACTCACCATCGATCGTATTGATACAAGTAAAGACTATTGCCCAAGCAATTGTCAACTTATAACACATAAAGAAAATGTGTCAAGAAATAATCGAGTACGAGGTGTATCAAAAGTCACAAAATCACGCATTGGTCAAGCTAATAGGAAAATAAAAGAAGAAGCACTATTAGCCATCATACATGAGATAGGTTCAACCAGCGATAGCTATACAACTATTGGTTTGAGGCATGGGGTTAATTCCACTACCGTAGCTAACATAAACGCTGGAAAATATGATTATTGCAAAGGTCTTGCAAATTTCCCAATAAGACCAATCGTAAAAAAGGTGTAACGACTATCCCGTAAGGGAGTACATGTGAGATTTAGCACACATGGAAGTGCATAATATC